TTTTCTTACTAGTTTTTACTAGGTTTCTTTTTTAATGCGCTAGCAACAACGCATCGGCTTACAATAGTTGTAAGTCTATGGTACTAGGTACCAGTTGTAATTGATTTTTTTTATATACAAATCAATTCCTATTTTCCCGCTTTTTCAGCGTTCAATAGTCAAGGACAAGACTATAAATGGTCGACCGGATATCCCGGAAGACGATCCTGAGTTCTATTTCATTTGCGAACTCAATGTGAAGCATAGGTATAGCCTATGCACCCCCTTTTTTCTTGCGCTCATGCGTATTGGTCTTACAGTATTATTAGAGATTTATTTCTCAACGAGTATTGAAGATACGAGGATGAGATTGCGCGCTCACAGAGTAGTGTCTGTGCCCGACGATCTTTCGATTCTAATAAAGTGGGCTATTTAGCCCAGTCACTTACTTTAAAGGCAGCCCCTTAAAAATTGTGACGAATCAGCGATGATCCAAAAAACATCCATCAAATGCAGGCTAACCTCCAGGCATCTTAGGTTGTAATGGTCTAAGTTTATTTACCGGTTCCCGAAACAAACTTTCTTGTGTGGTTTTTTCCACTTGTTGTTACATTCCTGATTGACTTACTGCGATCAATCAGAACCCAAAGCAGTTACTTAGCCAAATTAGGTGTTCAAACAATTGTAGTTAGATTTTTAATCTTACTATCATGCTATTTGACTACACCCAATTTTGGCGATCAATCTTGGCTTTTAGTTTTCAGTGAATTAACAGGCATTGCTGTTGAGAAATACATTGCGACATTGTTCGTATTGTGTTTTTCAGCCAATTACTATATCTTCACTGTGCTAGATGTCACTCATCCAAAACTTTTGTTTTGGCAATTATATAGAGATGAATATGGTTTTTTCAGTGTTCATTTTGCAAGAATTGCTCTTAACTTGTTTGTGTGGATGATTGATGCATATAACATTGTTAATATCTTCTTTTTCTTTCTGATGTTTACAGAAGACTTAATGTTGTTGTGGTGTTGTAGAAGAAAGGCGACTTTTGCAGAAAAAGTTTTTTGGAGAAATTTTCACGAAGTTTCATCTCCGTGTACGATTTTCAAATACAATTCTGCAAAGTTGAGAAGGCATGACGTTAAATTGATTAAATCAGAGAGATCTCAAAATATCAATTTAGCTTTTGCTTTGCAAAAGAAAAATAAACCTTCTTTGTTGTCCAAATTTGGCAAGAAGAAGACAATTTTTATGGTGAGAGAGAGAGAAATAGTGTTTCCTTTTCCAATATTTTGTGAAAAGTATGCGGCAGAGGAAGCATTGTTCGAACTCTTGAGAGATGGAAATTTCTCAGATGTCAGAGAGCTGATGAAACTTGAGAATCCTGTACTCTCAGATGATGCATTCACTTTTGTGTGCAAAGTCATGACAAGTACTAGATTTATCAAGGCTGAATTCAAGTTTGAAGAATGGATAGTACTTCCTATTTTTGAGGAGTTCTTTAAGCAAGGTCTGCGTGAATACGTTACTTACGCAGGCTTGCTGTTTGGACTTCTTGAATTTTGTATGTACTGTAGTCATGGATCAGAGATTAAAGTTAGAATTTTACCACTACTTTTACATATTCTAACTGATTTCGTTCCATTACATTTGGCCATTGCTTTGCATGTTCTGTATAACAGAGCTTGTGATCATAAGGCCATTTTGGCTTTCGGTCCATACGGAGAAATACCTGAAGAAAGGTTCAAGTACGATAATTTAACAATTTTAGTATTTGTGCCTATTTTTATTATGTTACCACTGAGTGGATTCATACCAGTTTATATTGGAGCTGGTTGGTTCATTTGTATGTGTGTACCATACATGGAAGAAGTTGTGAAAGAAAGAGCTTCGAGGTTTCTACCTTATTCAGGATTCCTTTTTGGAATTCTTGAAATGGCAGATTACTTGAAGCAAGGTGTTCCTCTCATGTACAGAATACCTGCTGTTGTCATGCATACTCTTACTGATTTCTTGGAATTTGAAGAAGGATTTTTCGTTCATTCAATTTTCAATTTCATAGGAGTTGCTTTGCAGGGCAATACAGATCCATTGTATCTTATTTCAACTTTGTATAGTTGGCTTTTGGTGTGTATGATTTATTTCAGAAACACTATACAAGTTAACTTTAAGCAGAGATGGGAGAATTTAGGTGTCTATAAGAGAATGTATAGACACCTGTGGAAAATGTTTGTATATGACTTGGACAATCCTTTGTATTTAGGAGTATATACAGCTGTTGTTCTCGAAGAGATTGTGACCTATCTTTTTGGCCCTCATATTTTCTTTGGTGAAGTTGCTTATAAAATGGCTGCTTCATCTAATTGGAAAGATAAAGGACAAGAATTTGCAGGATTTGTTATATTCATGTACGTACGATTCGTATATGGAGTCACTTTTCCTGGAACGGTTATTGTGCACATGTTGTGGAACACTGCGTTCCCCAATCACACATACAATCTCAACAAGTTGATAGCTGACATAATGTTGGTTAAAGATGGTGAAAGTTGTCAAAATGTTATAGATATAGCGTCTATGGTTAACTTTCTTGTGAGGCAAGATGTAGCAGGTTCCCTGTTATATCTATCACAAGAAAAGTATACTAAGACTTTTAAGATCTACTTTGACATGCTCAAAGCCAATGTAGAAGACATTGTTGAAGCCAATGATGAAGATGAACAGAAATTTGATTTTCTTGGGAAGATTTTACCTGAGAAATTTGCTCAGAGTGAAGTCTGGAGAGTTTTCACATCTTTTGTGACTTCATTGTTATCAAGCAAGATCTTTAAATCTACATTCATATTCAGGAGTTTCTGTGAGAGATTTCCACCATTGGTGATGTTGGTAGAAACTGATGTTTTGAAAAATGCAGTTAGTCTTGTGAAAGAAGTCTATGGCTCAATTACAAGATTTACTACTTGGTCAAACTTGTCATCAATGTTTCGTATATCTGATGCCATATTGGTTAGAAAGTTGCATGTTAGAATCAAATCAGTTGATTTGTCAGTTATATCTGATGAAGAAGCTAATGAGATTTCTGAACAATGTGAAACTTTAGTGGAATCATTTGTGAACAAATCTACTTTGATGCCAGAAGAGAGAAGTTTCAATGATGAGTTCATTGAATTTAAGAAGAAGTATTCTCGAATTTGTGCAGTTAAGAAAGCTAAGATTTTGATTAGAGAGTTGGAACATGTTGATCATTTGGGTGTTGAAGATGATGTTGCTGACAATTTTATTGCCAGAGCATCTCTTGTTCTCGATGATATGATCAATATGACTAATCTTAGTTCACATGAGAATGGCATATTTCTTAGACTTACCAAGTTACATAAGGAGTATGTTTCTTACAGAGAAGCTAACATGAAGAGAATTGTTCCGATGTTCTTCCTGTTGTTTGGCAGACCTAGTGCTGGTAAAACAACTATGTGTGTTGAAATTATAGACACCATATTGAAGAAGAGAGGAATCTCCAGAAGGAGTGGAGATATGGCGAGTGTTAATTTAGATGATAAGTATCCAGCTGAATCAATATTTAATGATGAGGTTAAAGCAGTTTTTGTCAATGACGTAAATGACAATCACTCACAATCTGTCACACAAGATTTGGTACCACTGGATCTATTCTTGCAAAAGATTTTAGATACTGCCCCTTTCACATTCAAATCTGCATCTATCGAAAACAAGAAGAGAGTTCACAATAAGATTGAAGTTGTGGTAATTTCTACTAATTTCAAATCCTTTTTGTGTCATGCTGATACTGAAAAGTTGTCGCGAAGACTTTCTGCTGGTATTTTACTTGAACTCAAGGTTAGAGATGGACTCAAACAAGAAATTTCTAATGATTTTAGAAAGTTGGAAGCTCTTACTCCAGCTGTGCGTTCTGCTATGACTCGAGTCGAATATTTAGATGTTCGTACTGACGGTAAGAGATTTTCTCTTGAAAGCAAGCCTAATACCATAGAAGTAAACTTGCATCAATTTTTCTCTGATCTAGAGGAAAGATGTGAAACTCACTTTGCAAAACAGTCAGTTGAATTGTTGAGATTGTCTGATAAGTGTTCGTGCGGTGTGGCTATGTCTTTACATTACAGTGGAATGCCTCCTAAAATGATAGATTTTGGACCTAGATGTGATGCTGCTCAAAGGGAAGAGACGAGAATCCTTGCTGGAGCTGGAGCAAAATATGCTAACTTCACACTTTATCAATCCGTTGTCGTTCAAAACGCAATCGCTTTATTTGTCAATCGCAACTTTCATTTGATAGCTTTTAGCTGTTATCTGTTGTTGTTTTTTGTCTCTTATATGTTTGATCATTTTTTGAGTAACTACGCAAGTTTTATGTGTTTTGTAACGATGGCTGTATCTTTTTATGGTAAAGCTGTTGTCAGAATACTCTACTCAGGATGCACTCTTGATTCAGTTATAGATGTTGCCGTTGATGAGTTGATACCGACGACTTTAGCAAATTGGATGATCAAGGTTCTTATGTATGTCAAGATGAAACGTATGCTAAAGAAGATTGACAAATTGTCTATGGTCGTGTGTGGGTTAGGAACTTTCGTTCTTGGTGGTCTGTTTCTCAAACATTTCTTTCCTAGAAATATTACTGATAAGGTGGGTATGAAGCCGTTTATGATGACTGCAGATTATATACCTGATGTAAGTAATGTCAGTGATGAGACGTTAGATACTACTAATCACAAGACTGATTTTGTTCCCAAGAGTAGTAAACTGTCTGACAACTGGAAGAAAGTTACTACGTATGACACTATTAAGCCAGAAAAGGTTGGCATGAGCTATGCCCATTTGAGGAAGCAATGCTTGACGCAAACCTTTTTAGTGGAATCAGACCATGTGAGTGGTGGTAAGACGAGACAGTATATATTCGTGATCAATGATCTTTTTGCTGTTACTAACCTCCACTTCTTGGACCAATGCAAGAGGAAAGCAGAAGGTGGAATTAGATTGATGTTACCTGAAAATAATTTTTCATTTACCATTAATTACAATAATATCTTTAGATGTTCGAGTTTTGGTCTACCCACTGATGCTGTCATTATTGAACATGTGTTACCTTTTCCTAGAATAGTTGATTTGTCACCTTATCTTATTGATGAGAGATACACTTTTCCAACTAAAGGAGGAACATCAGAAACTTTAGAAGTTGTCAAATTTGGTCAATGTGATGCGTTTCCTCACCCAGTATATTATTGGATGGATCCTGCTATCAAACTTGGCCACTGTGGCACGCCTTTTCTCATGTCTTATCAAAATACGTTCCTAGTTGGTGGCATTGTGCATGCTGTCGAAACTGATAGGAGCGGAAATGGATTTGTATTTGGATCAGGTGTGTCAAAGACAAACTTGCAGGAATGCAAGACGTTTTTTGATAAACATTGTGGTACTTACAAAAGTGTTGATGTGTCGAGATTACCTGCCAAAATGGCGTGTTTGAACGACCATGCCATGGTTGGAGAGTTTTCTACGCCTTACATTGCTGTGTTAGGTTCTGAAGGGAAATCAACTGAGAGGTTTACCAGCAAATTGCAGAAGACGTTTCTTTATGACACTTTCGCTAAGAAGATGTCAAAAGAATTTGGTGTTCCTTCCAAAGTGAAGACTATGTTCAATGGAGAATACTTTTCTTCTTGGCTTAACACTATTTCTAACATAAACATACATTGTCAAGTTGCTCCCAATGAGATTCGAGAATCTGTCAAACATTACTTCTCTGGTATCCCTAAACAGAACTGTAGCCCTTTGACACTCAAAGAAGCAATTCTAGGGTGTCCTGAACAGAACGTTGAAAGGATCAATATGAAGACTAGTTTGGGTAATGTTCTGTATGCAGAAGGCTACTCTCTTGGGTATTACCTAAAGATGAGAGGTCTTAAGAACAAGTATGACTTGTTTGCAGAAAAGGAAGGAGTTGGATACTTTGATTCTCAAGTACGTGGTGAAGTTGATAAGATGATCAATGATTTGATTAGAGGTCCTGTGGTTCCAACAACTGAGTTAGTTCACAAAGACGAAGTTAGACCTCTAGATAAGTTGAATACTGCAAACATTCGGTTGTTTTCAGTGTTTGACTTTGTTTTCAACATCATCACACGCATGTACATGTTGCCTATCATTGAGAATATGTTCGGAGATAAATATACTTCAGAAATGTTAGGCAAGATCAATGCAGCTAGTCATGAATGGTCGGAAATTCATGATTATGTTGCGGACAAGGAATACGAAATCTTCGATTCAGACGGGATCAAATATGATGTGAGCATTGGAAGAAACCATATCCATGAGATTGCTTTTGAAGTAAAGAATTTCTGCTTTGAATGTGGTTACACCCAAGAAGCTTGTCTCATTTGTTGTCATATCATTTTATCAATGTGCAAGATCATTGTAAAATTGAATGGTGATTGGTTCATCATGTGTAAGAAGAATCCTTCAGGTTCTATTTTGACATTGTGGCTTAATGGTGTAGTTAATTGTGTCAATTCTAGAATTGCATACAAGAGAGCTACTAAGAAGAGTTTAGATGATTTCAAATTGGATCTGAGAATCTTTGTACAAGGTGATGATTTCATTGGTGCTTTGAGAAAGATCATCAGGCAACAATTTCCAGACTTCTTGAAAGATTGGATTGATGTCATGCTTGAACTTGGGTTCGTAGTGACCAGTGGTGACAAAGAAGGTGAACCAAAATTTCTTGAAATTTCGGAAGCAGTTCTGTTAAAGAGAAAATTTGCGGTTCACAAACAGTTAGAGGAAGTAGTAGGACCTCTAGATAAAAATTCCATCTACAAAGCTTTGTGTTTTGAACCAAAGAACGCAATTCCTTCAACTGCACACAGGTTAGTGCAAGTGATTGAAGGTGCACAAAGAGAATTCTTCTTACATGGAAGAGAAGAATTTGTTGAGTTTCAAAAGGAAGTCTTTTCTCTGGAAGAAGTTGTTAAACTTGGTCCTAAGAGATTAGACTTTGAGGAGCTTTTGCTTTCCTACAAAGAAGGACGAATGGCAATGTTTGCCTACTAGTCCCTTTGGGAGCGATTGATGAGTTTTTGAGTAAATTTACCTCATCACTGCGATCTCCATAATTAAACACTCGTGCTGGATGAAGCGACACTGCGCTAAACATCCCAAAGACAGAAAACAGTGGCTTCAATGAATTCAAATATGGAAACACCCACTAATACTCAAGAGACATCAGATAAAACTACTGATGTCGTAGTGGATATGATGAGCACCTTCGATTCGGTGCCCAAACAACTTTCGAACCCTTGGGTCGAAGACCGAACTTACGAATCGTACAACACTCACAGAAGATTGATTATTAACTATGGTTGGTTGAGTACTGCTTCTGACACTGTGTTGTCAACTGATATCTTCAGTTCGTTTATCAATGCTTCAGATCTGATGTCTGGAAAAGTTGATAACTTCATGTATTACACTGGTGACTTAAAAATCACCGTTGTCATACAAGGTATGTCTTACGCATATGGTCAAGCAAACCTTTGTTTCTTGCCTCACGTGGCTCCACGTGGCGTAACAAATACCAATACAGTGCAACTTCCTGGGAAGGTGAGGTCATTCACATTACCTCACATCAATCTTGATCCCTCGAAGACTTGCTCATGTGAAATCACTCTACCGTGTCCGACACCATCAAACGTATGGTCGTCGGATCAAAGGTCATACATAATGAGGTTTATAGTCATTAATCCTTTAGATTCAGGCACAGCAACTGCTGTTCAACCAGTATCTATTTCAATTTACGCTGGCTTTGAGAAACCCAAGTTTGGTCCTATCATGTACGCTTCTAGCGTTCAAGAAAAGGAGCAAACTTCCATGAAACCTTCGGCAATTGCAGATACTATTTCTTCAGTTTCAGGTCAATTGTCTCAGGTGCCCATTATTGGACATGCAGCATCAGTAGTATCTAATATTGCTGGTACAGCTGCCAAAGTCCTTTCTTTCTTCGGCTTCTCTAAACCTCCATTAACGAACTTGACTATGCCCTTTCTCAATAGAGTTCACAACAATCTTGCTCACGTCAATGGTGTGACGTCAGCATATACACTCGCTAGTGATGAATCCAATTCAATTGGAGTGTCACCTGATTTTTACCCGCTCGGAAACATGACAGATATGTCTATGAGTGACATATGTAAAATCAAAGGTTTGGTTTCTCAAATTGAATGGACCATAGCGAGAGGACACGGCTACTATCTCGGTGGAATTGATGTTACCCCAAACATTACTTATTTCACTGTGAATACGTTCTACGAGATGACGCCTCTTCAACATATGACCATACCATTTAGATGGTGGTCAGGCACAATCACAGCCACCATTGAGATTGTTGCTTCAATTTTTCATAGAGGTACTATTGTTGTAGCGCATTCACCTGATGGTGCTATACCAAGTGGTCTCAATGAAGCACTCGTTTCATTAGAGACCAAAACTATTACTCTCAGTGGAAACACTGGTGTTGAGTTTGTAGTTCCTTGGAGGCAAATTGATCCGGCCATCCGTGTCGGATCTCTTGGATCACCTCCAGCCACAAATGGGAAGTTGTTGTTCTGGGTACTTAATCCCCTAACATCAAATGGCTCGACAGAACCCATTTACGTCAATGTATTCTATCATTCTGATAGCATGTATTGTTTTGCACCTACTGTAGAAAATATGGTTGGTGCCACTGTATCTACAATCACATACGCTTGTGATATTGTTCCTCCCCTAAAGGACAATAAGAATGTAGTTCCAGTTCCGGATTTTTATCTTAGGTTTGCAGGCGAAAACCTTTTTGTGTCAACAAAGAAATTGGCGTCTAAGATGTCGCCTATTGGCTATGATAACGCGATGCATCAAGGGATTAACCTAGATAATTATCCGTATATGCCCACTTCTCAATCCATTTTCTCTATGGCTTCTGTGACTTTGACATGGTCTTACTATAGCATCATGGCTATAGGATATGCAGGAGTAAGAGGAAGTGTGAATCTCTCAGTAGCATCATTTGCTAGCGTTCCCTTAGGATTTTTGTTCACTACACGTTATGGTGAAGAACCTTATATCCGTTCTAAATTACCTGATATAGATTCAGGTTCTTTTGGATGGTCCTATGATAGGATTACGAACGAAGCGAGTACTACTCTCCCTTACTATAATGCGGCATACTACAAACCAATCTTTCCTATTGGACTCCAGAATTATAATGCACATGTTGCAAATTTCAGTCCGTTTTTTAACGGTGCTGATTTATCGCCAGATGGATATTATTTTCAAGGAATGGGGGAAGATGGGCTTTTTGTAGGGTATATAGGATGCCCTGCGTTAGACCTTTCCTAAGGTCTCTTTTTCTAGCATACTCGGAATCTTTTTCCCTCTATGGAGGTTTTTTCAAGAGCAATGCACCTTTACGCGTGGACGGCGCGGACC